GGGACACCCATTATCTTTTCCAATCCTATGTGCCATTAATTTAGGTGCATATTGGATGGCGATAGATAGATGGGTACAGGAAAGTAAAGGTCTAGGCGAATGGCTTCATCGTAAGGTATTAGCCCGAAAGATGAAACACAATGTTATAGTTAATGGAGATGATATTCTTTTCAAATGTGAGAAGAGTTTCATGCCCTATTTCTATAAAGCTACTGCTGAGGTTGGTCTTCATGCTTCTGTCGGCAAAAACTTTGTTTCTGCTGATATGTGCACGATCAATTCTCAGGTCTTCCGTCGTATCGACGGGAAGATGATTCGCTTTAGCTATCTTAACCAAAGATTTATTTATGGTAAAGGTAACTATCGCAAATCCAGTAGCGATACTGATGTTACGCTCCCAACTCAACTCTCTCGAGGAGTTAATGAGATGTGTAATTTCGTACCTTGGTCACGTTGTATCGTACCAATGGTTATGTCCAGGTTTAAGCAACAGTGGTTTGGAAAATCATTTTATGGTTTTCCTAACTGGTACCTACCTGTTCATTTAGGTGGATTAGGCTTTGATAAAAATCTAGCCCCTCCCACTCTACGAATTACCACAGCGCAACGTCGCATTGCTGCCATGTTTGTTCATAATCCCGCGTTGGCATTGTATAGACTCAAAGGAGTCGACATACCAACTGCTAAGTATTATGGCGCCCTAGCGAAACCTCGCATGATCCCAGGAATTTATGTTCCTGAGGCTCATGAGGAAGAAGATCTTAATGACCATTGGTTGGCTAGACTTGCTTATTGTGCAAGAGCTCACCATGGTTCTGTTAAGGTTAGCGATAAAGTCTTTTATACTAAGTTTAAAAGAGATTTTCGTCTTCGTCCTATGTCTTTGCAGAAATTAATTTTCTACGAAAACATTCGTTGGTTTCAGACAAAACTTCCTATTTGTCCCGCACTGAACATCCTAAATTAAGATAAGCTCTGTAGTCTCTTGAGTACCCTGTATTTTTCCGACCGAAAAGTCGTTAAACTACGGGGTTCAATTATGTAATAGCCCAAAATCAGTGTTATGTATTTTAATTGATTTGTCATCAATTAAAGTAATGTAACTTAATAATTCTGTGCTAAACAAAATGCCAAGAGACTGCACGGCGCTTCCTAGACATAACAATACTGTACATATACCAAAAGGGATTAAGTTCCCATGATAAGGCTCTGCAGTACTAATTTGTTCTAGGTTTTAATTGGATGTACAGTCCTCGTGTTGGTCGAGCATCCCGTGCTACCAACAACCGACTTATACGTATTTCTCATACGTACCCAGGATAAATCTGCCGCTTAAGAATATTCTACACTTGAAAAACATTGGAGTTCAAGATGAATATTTCTCAATTAACACCAAAACAACTGCAAAGGTTAAAGAACCGAATGATGAACGAGGAACAACGGCTTGCCAAGGCGAGCCGGAAGTCCATCGCGCCCAAAACTATTTCGACTGGGCTGTCTAAAGGACAGCGCCGTCGACTCAATGCTCGATCTAAGCCATCACAATCTCTTCCCCGTGGACTTCCTGTTCCACGTAATCCGGCCATGTCTCGCGCCTTCCCCTCTGGGGCAGCTGCTCGAGGCCCTCGTCGCATGACAATCATCGAAGATGAGTTTATTCAAAACATCTCCGGTTCGACTGGTTTTGCAACGACGGGATTCTATATGAATCCTGGTCAGATTGCTACTTTTCCTTGGTTATCTACCTTGGCAAAGCAGTTTGAGAAGTATACTGTGAACAGTATCGAGTTCTATTACAAACCTCTCGTCTCCGGTTTCGCAACGAATGGTCAGTCAGGGAAAGTTATGCTTTCCTTTGATTATGACGCATCCGACACACTTCCTTCAAGCAAGATTCAGGTTGAGGATACTCATCCCCACGCTGATTGCATGCCCTATGAAGAGTGTTATCTTGCTCTCTCATCTCGTGAATTGAATCAACAAGATTCGAAATACGTCCGACCTGGTATGTTACCAGCGTCATCAGATATCAAGACATACGACGGAGGGTTGCTCGCTGTTTCCACTTCTGGAAACGCGACTAACACCGAGATTGGCGAACTTCGTGTTCGCTACAACATAGATCTACACGTTCCTGTGCTTGAGTCTTCGAGTACAACACCGATGAATTTTCATACATCAGTGTTCAATCTCTTGGCTCAACAGTCTGTTGCTCCAACAGACAGCACGATCGTGTTTGCTCCCAGTACTGTGAACCCCTTAGGGATAACACAGACTGCGGGCACCTTCACGTTACCGGCAGGTAACTATAAGTCAAGCATTTGCTTTCAGACTTATAGTGCCGCTGGTGACACTACAGGGATCCAGGTGGTTTGTACTGGAGACACTTCCATTGGCTCTGTAAATACTTATGCCGCAGCTGCAGGGGTTTCATACTCCTCAGGTTGCGTCAATAATTTCTTACAGTCCGACGGAAGTGTCAGCTTCACTTTTGAGTTCAACGGGACATCTGTGGCCAGCGATCAAGTTTTGATAGCTGCACAAGTGATCATCGAATCAGTTTGAGAGTGGGAAATACGTAATGTACTTCTCCAGCTCATCTTCGTTCTTTAACTTTTGTAATATTACAGTGACCCCTGCGACTACGCAACAAGTTGTTGATAAGTCTGCATAGAGGGTAGGATAGTGTAGGAGATAGAGAGTCTAATTGAGAGACTTAGAAAGAGATTGGCAACGTGAACAATATACACGTGCTGCATCTTACATGAAGGGTGATTTACACCTGGAATGTAAGCTTTAAGTACGGCAGAAACTGACGAAGGGAATAAAACTAAATTAAATATGTATAATTCAATAAAATTCAACCTTAGTCTGGAGCTGACGACCTAATCTTTCTATGCAATTAGTATAATCTATGGACCTAGTATCCTATCGGTTTTTGGCTATGATCTATAGTTAACCGTTTTCCTCCTTCTTTTGTC